GTCACCTTGCTCGTCTCTGTTGATAAGACCGTTAGAACCAACAGCTTGTATTAGTTCGTAGTATTGTCTTGGGTTCAACACAGCAACTCTTCCGTCACCAGAAACTCCTTTCTCATCAAATGCAGCAGCTGCATCGTAGAAAGCGTTTACTAGAGCTGTAGAGCTGTAAGCGTCAGATGCGTTTGTAGTTGTACCTACACGTATCTGTGTACCACCGGGCTCAACGAAGTTGGTCTTAGTGATAGGGCTAGCTTGTCTAGCTGCCTTTGTAACTGATCTGAAGATCTTTCTGTCATACTTCTCTGCTAATGCATAGCCGATTTTCTTAGAGATTTCTCCTCTTAGATCGTAGTGTGCTAGTGTCTCGTCTAGCTCATAGACAAATGCACTTGAGATTAATAGGTCATCGCATGTAATTGTCTTTTCAGCTACTGGAGGTGCTCCGTCGGAGTTACCTAGTATGCTGTTGCCGGGTGTATGATACTCGGCTGTTGTTCTACCGGTGAAAATGAACTGAAGACTCTTACCGTTTTGTAAGGTTCTCTTCATTACAAGATCCCTAGCGATTGTGTTTCGCTGGAAGCCCTTGAACATTTCCCCGCTGAACAACTTTAAATAGAGGGCTCTCTGGTCGCCTGCACTATTCGATTGACCCGGACGAGTTAGACTCGTGGTCAATGTGCTGTTCTGTTGTGCCATTGATATGGATTAATTAAGGATTGATATTGCTTTGTACAAATTTTTCTCGAGATTTTTTGTGTGTCTATCCACACCGTCTAGACGGCTAAAGGTATCCTCCTTAGAGGGCAAAAGCCAAGGGCGGGGGAGTCCGACTCTGAGGTGCTCCCCTGCTGTTATTACTTCACAAATTTTGTGTAAGCAATGCCACGATATACGAATGTTACTTTCATGGTAATCTCCATATACCCTAGCCCCGTTCCATGCTAGGTTGTCATGCGTCGCATAAGCGATGAACGGACGTGGCGTTAATATTGTAACCACGTATTAATAGTGTACCTAAAACCAATAGGTGCATCTACATAATGTGGGTACATGAACCAAACAGGAAAGAGTATAGCCTCTCCTTGTTTGACAGTTGTCGAAAAATCTTGTACTGGAAAGTGGAACGCTCCTTCTTCATAGTCACTATTCAGACCAACGATGATAGATACATTTCTACTATCACGTCCGGCTCCACTATCTATATGTGCTCTAGTAGCACCTGATATCCTTCTAAGATTATAGCCTGTATCACGAGAAACAATTAAGTAAGTATACATATCTCTATACTGCTCTACAGCTTTTGATACAGAGTTATGAATAATACTATTTAATTCAGTAGATATTACTGGTAGTTCTTTAGCGATTACATGTTGTCCATACGCATGGGAGGCATCAGTTGCATTATCTATATTAGATTCAATACTTTCAATAATAAAATTGCAGGTATCAGGATCTATAACATTTTTAAATTTTTCTATTCCTGTTTTCATGGGTGGTTATTATATATTTAGCCGATAACTGGTGCTGTTAAGGCAACGTTTGTAGACTCAGTAGATGCTAAGTCTAATGGAAAGTTGTGTGCGTTACGCTCATGCATAACTTCAAAGCCTAAGTTAGCTCTGTTTACAACGTCAGCCCATGTTGGAACGATCTTGCCGTTTGCGTCAACGATGGACTGATTAAAGTTAAAACCATTAAGGTTGAAAGCCATGGTGCAGATACCCATTGAGGTGAGCCATATGCCAACCACGGGCCAAGTAGCCAAAAAGAAATGTAAGCTACGAGAATTATTAAAAGAAGCATATTGGAAAATTAATCTACCGAAGTAGCCATGAGCTGCAACGATGTTATATGTTTCCTCATCTTGTCCAAACTTATAACCATAGTTCTGTGATACCTCTTCTGTTGTCTCTGCAATGATAGAGGAAGTAACAAGACTTCCATGCATAGCAGCGAAAAGAGCTCCACCGAATACCCCAGCAACGCCGAGCATGTGGAACGGGTGCATAAGGATATTGTGTTCTGCTTGGAATACGAACATGAAGTTAAAAGTACCAGAAATACCAAGAGGCATACCATCACTGAAACTCCCCTGTCCGAAAGGGTAGACTAAGAATACAGCGAGTGCTGCTGATAGTGGAGCTGTGTAAGCCACGAAGATCCACGGTCTCATTCCGAGTCTGTATGATAGTTCCCATTGTCTACCAGCATAGGCTGCTACACCGATGAGGAAGTGAAAGACAACAAGTTGATATGGTCCACCATTGTATAGCCACTCGTCCAAAGTGCCGGCTTCCCATATAGGATAAAAGTGCAGTCCGATTGCATTGGAGCTTGGAACTACTGCTCCAGATATAATATTGTTCCCGTATAATAACGAGCCGGAAACTGGCTCACGTATGCCGTCTATGTCCACAGGCGGTGCTGCGATGAAGGCGAGTATAAAACAAGTTGTTGCAGCGAGTAAGCAAGGGATCATCAAGACACCAAACCAACCTACATATAGTCTGTTGTTTGTGCTTGTAACCCACTCGCAGAATCTCTGCCAGTTACTGGCTTGGCTTTCTCTTGTTACTGAGATAGCTGCCATTAAAATACACCGGGAATTATTTGTCCTGTTGTTGCGTAAGCTCCTACAGCTGCTACGAATCCGAGCATTGCTGCCCAGCCATTAAATCTTTCTGCTTCGTTTGTCATGATTGGATGTTTGTTAATTGGGTAATTTTCTATGAGTCTGGGTGGAGTCTCATTTGCGAATAAGTTTTGGGGTGACATTTACTTTTTCTTAGTTTTTCTCTTGTAAGGTTTTGCTGTTTTCGCTGACTTCTTAAAAGCAGCGGCGGTGGGAGCACCCTTAGAACCCACCTTTCTCATCTTCTCGCCAGAGCCAGCGGCGATCCGCTTTCTCTTGGCGTGAATGTTTGCATATAAACCACGCTTTGCCATTACATATTCTCTAATAATTTTTTCAATCTGTCTTGGCGTTTAATAAACTTGGACGCTGGTGCGACGTTATCTTTTCTGAGTAAACGCTTCTCGATAGGATCCAGTAGAGGATTCTTTTTCTTCTTCTGTTGTCTTTCAGAGATAGAACCTGTCTCTGTTCCATCTTCATCATATGTTTTAGCCATTAGCATTTCCATTTACGAAGGGCAAGAGCCTTACGTGTAGGCTTGCCGTTTGGTTTTTTCATTGGTCCTTTTACACCCTTCATCCTAGCACAGAATGAGCGTTTACGTGGACCACCTCCGGGCTGAGGAGCCTTGAGGTTAGAGCCGGTAGCTGCATTGTATTTTTTCCTACCGGCTGCTGTCAGTCCACCAGTACGGGACTTGTGTTTTCCCATCTTGAGACTGACATTCTTTTTCTTTACAGCCATTACGCAGTACCTATCTGTAGTTTCTTTCTTTGTTTCTTAACAAGAGGCACAGTTAATCCATGTACAGCAGGGTTGTAACGCCCAGCATCAAAGAACCTACCTCCACTCTGCATGTAAGCTCCACCCTGACCATCTAAAAAGAAACCTTTTTCAGTTACCATTCTCATTATAGATGCGTCAGGATCCATGGCTATCATTAAACCATCACGTTTATTCTTTTTGTTAGGTTTCGTTGACATTGTTGTTAGTCCTCTTCTTCATCTTAGCGAGTTTAAGGGGTAGCTCAAGCTGTCTGTAGTACTCCTTCTTCTCAGGTTTGTACAAGTCATAAGGATGTCTGGTGTCAGATGTACCAGATCCGCTTTTTTTAGTAGCCATTATTTTTTCTTTTTATTTTTATGATTGAAGTAATCCCCAAGTGGTAAGAATATATTTAGTCTGACCAATAGGAGGATTGCCTCGATGTGTGTACGGATATGATGATGGGAAGATAACAACTCTACCCTCAACAGCAGGGATCCGTTTATTCATATACAAAAATTCTGTTTCTCCACCTTCATCAATAGTGTTAAGGTAGAGTTGAACTACGGTTACTCTAGATGCTGACACGAGCTCCATACTCTCGAAGTGCCAATCATGATAACCTGCACCGGGTAGTATTTTTTTAGCTTTAACATCAAAATACAATAATGGAATGTTACCCAGAATAGAATATGTCTTAGCATACTCTTGTAAAAATGGAACCAGTCTATTAAAAAACCTACCACCTATGGAAGACGTGGCATGTAAATGATAATAGTGTTGTAGATTAGTTTCTATGTGATCTACTTTATGATTATCAAACGGAGTCTTCACCAGTATAGATTGCTTTTCTAGTTCATCACATTGATTAATGAACCATTTACAATCCTCGGTGCTAAATACTTTTTCATAGATTTCAATACCATCTTTCATTATTTCTTCTTTTTATTTTTCATGATTGCAGCCGCAACTTTTGGTCTTTTTTTTGCGAGTGCGGCTAGTCCCTTTGACACTTTCTTAGGTGGTCTACCTTTCTTACTTCCGTAAGTACCTTTACCTGCTGGCATGTGATTCTCCTAAAATGATAAGTCTGATCTATCTAGTTTTTCGATAACGTCTTGCCTGTAGGCAGGGTCTCTATCATACCTCTTGTCATTCATAGCTGCTACTAATTCAGCTTGGCTACGAAAGACGTCTCCTCTCTCAGGAGCTGCTTTACCTTGTAACATTTTTCCTTCATATCCTACTGCATTTTGATACTGAGACTTTAGTCCAGACACAGCAAGCTTGATTGTACTTATACTACCTGACGCTACGATATCATCGAAAGCTTTGATAGCATCTTGATCTAAATTTTCGCCTGCCCATTGTACCATATTTCGGTACTCT